AGTCGTGGTGAGCGCAATCGACTGATTCTTAGCATGAGTTGGGCATTCCGCGATGTGTTTGAAAGTTTATATCAGCCCATCAATGTGTTGTTTATAGACGAAATGATTGATTCGGGTCTAGACACACAGGGTGTGGAAAATGCCTTGGCCTTGCTCAAACACATGAGTCGTGAGCGACACAAATCAATTTGGTTAGTTTCGCACAGAGACGAGCTGGCAGGACGAGTGGAAAATATACTCAAAGTGGTCAAAGAAGGCGGCTTTACCAGTTACAACACGGATGTAGATCTTGCGTAGAATCAAAGTATTACACATTGAACCCACAGATGTTTGTCAGGCTGCTTGTCCGCTGTGTGCTAGAGAAACCGATGCAACTTTTAGAAAAGATCAAAAACATCATCTACGCATAGAACAAATTCAACAACACTTTAGTGAACGTGTAATTAGTAAGCTAGACAAAATGTTTATGTGTGGCAACTATGGTGATCCGGCTGCAGGATACTATACCATGGATATCTACAACTACTTTAGAAAAGTCAATCCAGAAATTGTGTTAGGCATGAATACCAATGGTGCTGTTCAAAGTACATTCTTTTGGCATGCCTTGGGAAAGTTATTTAATCAAGCTCAAGATTACTGCGTGTTCAGCATAGACGGATTAGAGTCTACCAATCATGTTTATCGTAAAAATGTAAACTGGGAAAAGTTAATGAGTAACGTTCAATCCTACATTGCTGCAGGTGGGTCGGCTCATTGGGACATGCTGGTGTATAAACACAATCAGCATCAAGTTGATGCTTGCGAACAGTTGGCTCGTGATATGGGGTTCAAGTGGTTCAGAGCCAAGGTCAGCAAGCGTGGATTTACTGATCATTTAGAATTTCCCATAGGCTGGCAACAGCCTGCGGTCAAGCAAGGGTCAATCAAATGTCATGTGCTCAATGAAAAAAGCATGTATATCGATGCTCAAGGTCGTCTGAGCCCGTGTTGCTGGCTCGGAGCCACCCAACAAGATTTTGTTAAAGATGACTTGGCAACTGTAAAATTGACTTGGAAAACAAACATGCCCAACCCAGTATGTGCAAGTGCTTGTTCTACAAACAAAAATAAAACTGTATTTCAAGATCAATGGCAACGAGAGGTACAATTATGTTAGCCACTTGGCATTTTCACATTGAGATTAGTTCAAAGTGTACCTTGCGTTGCCCACGATGTGCCAGACAAGAGGTTCCAGAAAGTTTAGTAAACACCGAACTAGATTTGGAATTTTTTAAACGCAACTTTACTTCAGAGTTTGTTCTTGACAATGTAGAAAAGATCACATTCTGTGGTGATGACGGTGATCCTATCTATGCTCACGATCTTGTACCAGTAATTCAATATATCAAATCAATCAAACCTGTTGAGATTGTTATTGTCACCAATGGGTCACACAAGAAACCAGAGTGGTGGCAGGAATTGGGCAGTGTGCTCACTGAACAAGACACTGTACACTTTAGCATTGACGGATACGATAATGCTAGTAATAATTTATATCGTGTCAACAGCAACTTTGAGTCAATTATGTCTGGAATTGAAACACTAAGATCTACCAGTAAGTGTCATTTAGTTTGGGCTGCCATAGCGTTTAAATTCAACGAGGATCATATAGACTATATGCAATTGCTGGCAACAAATCTACACATGGATGCATTTCAATTAACTCGTAGTACCAAGTTTGGAAAAATATATCCCGGCTACGGAGTTATAGATCCATTGCAACCCAGTGATCGATATGTGAGTAGCTCGCATAGATTTGAAAGAGATGTTATAATTTTAAGTTCAAGAGGCGTTAATACAGCCGTTAGCAAAACAAATGTGGCTCTTTTCAAATCTGTAAACAAAATAAACAATGTCAAACCACTGTGCGAAATTGGTAACAAGGGTCTTTATATTGATGCTCGCGGAAGATTGTTTCCGTGTTGTTGGGTAGCAAACCGGTACAGTCACAACTCAGAATGGAAGGCAATTGCCACTAAATTTGATTTGAATCGTCGCACCCTTAACGACGTTGTGACTGACGATTTTTGGTCAACAACATTTAAAGATTTTGGATGGCAAGAATGCCAGACTAAGTGTGTAGCAAGTAGGGTAGATGAAAAATATGCAACTGAGTGGTAAAATGATAAATTATAGTCCATGGTATGGTTGCACGAAAACACACAAATTGAAACACTGCCCGAAGACTGTGTGGGGTTTGTTTATCTAATAACAAACACCGTTACAGGCAGAAAGTATATTGGAAAAAAATTAGCAAAATTTAGTAAAACCTCATACCGAGTAGTAAAATTAAAGAACGGCAACAAGAAACGTAAAAAGATAAGAAGTAAAATAGATTCAGACTGGCAACTATACTATGGCAGCAACGATCAACTCAACCGAGACATTCAAGAGCTAGGCTCAGACAACTTCACAAGAGAAATATTATTTTATTGTAAATCAAAAGCAGAATGCAGTTACGTAGAAGCTAGAGAACAATTTAATCATAGAGTATTAGAGTCAGATGACTACTACAACGGGCAGATAGTTTGCCGTATACATGGTAGTCACATAAAAAACAAAATTTAAACTTAGACAGGCAACAACATGACTCTGCGGTAGGACTACCTACCCCCATTGAGGAACGGTGAGATACCCGGTCCAGATTCTTGGGCGTCAAAGGCAATTGCTAACTTAAGGCAACAAATGGTTTGAGCTCTGTGAAAAAGACACAACTCATGCTTATAGGACTTGGTTCTTCTCGGGTCACTAGAGTTCCGTTGATATGTGAAGCTTGAGTAGGGGGTACCGGTCAACCGCCTCCGTGTAGGAAACTACAATCTCATCAGAAAGAAGTGACTGCGTCGACTCGGATAATGCAGATCAAATTTACCCAGCAACGGGTGAATTGTGACCACAAGATCTGGATAATACGGAACAGCAATAGTTCTTAAACAAGTTCTTGAACGAAGTGAAAAGAACAGATCTCTCTAAGAGATCTCTAACAGTGTGTTTAAAACTGGTCTGGCCAATCACGAAACAGGGCATGTTGTATGTTGCCACTAACAAACTGATTAAAACTTTTGTGTTTGGTTTCTAGTTCGCCTTCAAGTGGTGCAACTCGTTTGAACGCTTCATCCATCTGAGCCATGTTCTTGAACTCCATAATGATCATCCATTCGGGCATGTCTGCAATACTACGGAATCCCATCTTACAGCGGGTAATTCTATAGCTTTGCATCTTGCCTTCCGTGATCAAGTGCTCGAAGAAACTTTTCATTCCGTTAACCCAGTCTAAGTCTGAGATGTCGCCTTCTTTGTCGGCCCAAATTGTGTATAAGTCTGCCATTATTGTTGTGGTCCTAGTAGTTCAAAGCCCGTGATGCCTTGTTTGTACAAGTGTGCTTGATCCAAATACAAATACTTGAATCCTCTTTCACGGTAGATAGCACATTCAGTTCTTAAACTTTCTATGCCCAATCTTAACTTGGGGTTCCTGTAGTTCCAAGCAAACTGAGCACACAAAGCATTTTTGTCATCGTACCGTTTGATAATACTAAACGCTACCAACAAATTGTTGTCATAATAACCGAGCACATCTGTATCTGGGTCAGTGAATTGACTGTCAAACAACGGTATCACACTGGCAAAATGTTTGTAGATACAGTAGGTTCTATATATTTCTTGCAGTTCAGCAATGTTGGGATTTTTGAGATAAGCCCAATTCACGGTGGCTTGATCTGTATTTTTTTCCAAATCAATTCTGGCAAATTGATAAGTCATGATCTGGGATCCTGCCTGTGTGTAAAAAGTTCTTGAAGATACTCTTCGGGCCAATTATCATAAAATCCTTTGCGTGCCATGGCATGAGCTTTGAGATTGAGATCTGTTAGATTTTGCACCAAGGCTAATGCATAAGTGCCTTGGTTCATTGACACTCCGTTAACTAGTTCTGGCAGATCTGGGTGGTCTTCTAAGACCAAAAGATCTTTGGCCAATAAAAATTCCGTGTTGGCCAAATTCAGTTGTGCATGAAATTGCGCTGGAGCATAAGCTGTTGATTTGTAAACAAAAATTACCACACTTTTGTTGATACCAGTCTGCGCCACATCTTTCAAATCAACGTAGGGATTGTCACCAAGCCTTACTTCAAAATTGCGATCTAATCTGGCTTTTCTAGCATACGGACACGGAGCCCAGCCGCCCAGGGCCGGATGCGGAACTTCTACAAAGTTGGCAATCCAACGTTCGATGTCGTATTGTACAGTTTCTAGGTCTAGCATCAGAAGAAAGGTAGTCCAGATTTTTTGGTTGTTTCAAGATTTTCCTTGATCAGTTTGCTGATAAGTTGTCTTTCAGTTACACTTAGTTGCAGAGCCTGATCATAGCTTACACCACCACGCATGTACCAGGTCATTTGCAAAGCCTCCTGTCTAATTGAGTTTGATTCTTTTTCCATCTGATCAACCATCTTGCCTATTTGATCAGAGTCCAAGACTAGGAGGCGGGTGCGAAAAAACTGGACATGTCCAAGGTCACAGTTTGCTCGTATTCGTTTTTACATTCTGGGCAGGTCAACTGCATGGGCTGCATTTCGGATTGAACTTTGAGTGCCACAATGTGATCTCTGATGCGATTAAACAGTACTCGATCACAGTTGTTAAGCAGTTCCTCTATGTATTCAGGTTCGCTGACCAGAGCCTGCGGAGTCTTTACAGCAGCAATGCTCTGCGCCAGGGCACGCACTGTGATTTCAGTAATGCGTTTGAGTGCAGCACTCAAGGCAGTCATTTTTTCTGCTTCAGCAACTTCACTGTCTGGCAACAACTGCAGGAGTTTTTGATTTTCAAACTGCAACGCATTGTTGTCATTGAGATTTTTGTAGGTCATGGGTCGGAAGAAAATATCCATGTCACCCGATTGCAAACTTTTGGTGTAATCAGGAGTGCGCATGCGATCCAATATACTGCGCAGATCCACAGTGTGTTCGCACTCGTGTCCGCACTTGGGACATTTGGTGCCAAAATCCATGTCATGCCCGTAGCTGGCAATTCTTATGCTGATCAACAAGGTATCCACATCCATGGACGGAGTAGACCAGGCATCTTTGATATCGGGCACACAGCTCTGTAGCACGCTGACTGTGGCCTGACCGTTGAACAGGGCGTCTGGTGTGCGATAAGTGATTTCATCTATGGCTGTCATGGGATATACCGGCATTTCGCCCGTGGGCGGCAGATTGATAGCGTCTGGCGGATAAAACTTGCCCTGACTGGGCAGGCGCACATAGATCGCAGGTTGTCTAAAATACTGCTTGAGTGGGTTGTTTGACATGTTTTTTTACCTCGGTAAATAGTAATTATGGCCGATCAAATAGACCCCGAACAAATTAGACGTGCAAACGAAGCGTTTGAACTGTTCACAAACACATTAACAAAGTCCAAGACCTCCGCTGAAAAAGTCCAAGACGCACAAGAACAATTTGGTAAAAGCCTGGGCAGAAGTGCTGCAAATCTAGGCAGTAGCCTGTACAAGGGCGAAAAAGGCATAGGACAGTTTGGTGATGCAGTAGAGTCAGCCACTGGCTCTCTTGCCATGCTGGTGCTGGCCCTTGGCCCGTTTAGTCTAGCGGCTAAGGCAGTTGCAGTGGGATTGACCTTGCTTGGAAAAGGAATCAATGCAGCTTCCAAACAAGGTGATGCACTTTTTAAAAGCTACCAAGACCTAAGTAAAGCAGGCGCTACAGCCAGCGACGGCATTACTGGTGTGTTCCGCAACATGCAGAACCTAGGCTACGGCATTGAGGAGCTGGACAAGATGGTCCAGCTGGTTGCACAAAATTCAGAAACTCTGGCCAAGTTCAGTCTGACTGCCGCTGATGGCACCAATGCATTTGCTGAAGGCATGGCCCAAATACAACGTGATGGGCAATTACGAAATCTAGGAAAAACCACCGATGATATTAATGCAGCAGGAGCTGCATTTATACGTCAGCAAGTTTCGGCTGGTCGTAGTCAAACCGATATTGGCAACAGTCTAGGAGCACAAACCAAAGCCTACATTTTAGAATTAGATCGTTTACAACGGCTTACAGGAACCAATGCCGACGCCTTGCAGAAACAGCAAGACGAAGCCATGGCCGAAGATGCTTACAATCAGGTCATGAGCGAGCTCAAACAACGAGCTTCAGCCGGCGACGACGTGGCCAAAGAACAAATTAAAAAAATTACCGAGACCATGGCTCGTATGGGTCCGGAGATGCGCAAAGAGTTTATTATGGGAATAGGCGGAGATGTTAGTGCGCAGAGCAAGTTGTTTATG